TCACGCGAGACGGCAGAGTCGTTCCTGGTCCTGCCAGTCGAGGGGCAGCGTGACGGTCATGAGATGCTGAAGTGTGATCTCCGGAGCAAGTCTGCCGTTGGCGATGGCGCGCTGGATCCGGGGCGACAGGAACGCAAGCTGGCTCCGGGTCCGGATATAAACGTCGTGATGCCCGGCATCGCGGGCGATGTCGCCGAGCGGCACGCCGTCCCGAAGTGCCGCTGTCCAGAGATGGGCATCCCGGAGCGTTCGGAGCAAGACCGCGTCCGGGGCCGCAGGCGTGTCGCCGACGACAAGCTTTGCCTCGACGCCACGGCGGCGCAGCTGAGTTTCCCGGCTTATCTGCTCGATGCCTTCGGTGATGTCATCGGCGAGGATGCCGAGCTCCGCAGCCAGGCAATCGCGCTCCAATGTGAGCGACAGGGTTTGCGGACCGATGGATCCGCTGGCCAGGAGATCGCGCAGCACTTCCCGCTGGTCCGTTCGCACCCGGTCTGCGAGGCGCCGGGCCCTGGCCATGATCTCATGCTGTCCCCCAAGTTCCGGCGACCTCAGCAAGCGGTGTTCGCAAATCGCCGCATCCAGACGATCGGCGATCAGATCGGCGACGAGGGTTTCCAGCCTGACGGCCGGCAGGCGCCATGCGGAAGGATCCGGTCCGCCGGAGATCAGGCGATTGGAGACATAGTAGCGATGCCGTCGGCCGGACTTGACTGAGTGGGTGGGTGTCAGCCGGTCACCGGTCTCGTCGCGAAGCTTGCCGATCAGCAACGCCGTTTCGCCTCTTGCGCGCTGCCCTCTCTGTCGACGCGCGCCGAGCTGAAGCCGGGCCTGTACGCGATCCCAAAGGTCCTGATCGAGGATTGCCGGATGGCGGCCCGGCCAAACTTGGTCCTTGTGTCGGATGCGACCAAGGTAGACGGGGTTGGTCAGGATGTGATGTATCTGCCCCACCGAAAGCTCACGGCCGCCCTGGATGCGCCCGGATTTGAAGTGGTGGCGCTTCGAGCGCAGGCCTACATTCGACGCAGCGCTCGCGACTTCGGCCAGGTTGCCGTACCGGTCGTAGAGGTTGAACAAGGCCCGCACCGTCTCCGCTTCCGGCACGTTAATGACGAGTTCCCGCGTGTTCGGATCGGGATGCGGATCGTAGCCCAGCGGTGGCACGCCCCCCATCCAGAGCCCCTGCTTCTTGGAGGCCGCGATCTTGTCGCGAATGCGTTCCGCCGTCACCTCGCGTTCGAACTGGGCGAAGGACAGAAGCACGTTGAGGGTGAGACGGCCCATCGAGGTGGCCGTGTTGAAGGCCTGGGTCACGGAGACGAAGGAGCACCCCGCGGCATCGAGGCGTTCGACGAGACGGGCGAAGTCGGCGAGCGAGCGGGTCAGCCGATCGATCTTGTAGACCACGACCATGGCGATGCGGCCCGCGTCGATCTCGGAGAGCAGCCGGGCGAGGGCGGGACGTTCGAGCGTACCACCGGATACACCGCCGTCGTCGAAACGGCCCTGCGCAAGGTACCAGCCTTCGTGTTTCTGGCTGGCGACGTAGGCGGCACAGGCCTCGTACTGGGCATCGAGCGAGTTGAACTCCTGCTCGAGACCCTCGTCGGAGGATTTGCGTGTGTAGATCGCGCAACGGATCCTAGGCTTCGTCATGGTTGATGTCCCCAATCGGCTCCGAAGAACCGGGGTCCTGACCAACGCGCGCCGGTGATGGCGCGGGCCACCGCCGAAAGTGAGCGATAGGTCCCGCCCTGCCAACGATATCCCGCGTCGACGATGTCGACGACATGCGTGATCCCGTTCCATTCGCGCAGGAGCCGCCCGCCGGGGGCAGGGCCGGCAGCGGACGCCTTGCCAGCCAGCTGGCGTTCAAGATTCCTGACGAACCCTTTCGGCAGCCCACCCATACGGCGGGCCTGGACTTCGAAGGCGAGCAAACGTCGAAGAAAAGGCTGGCTGATGCCTTTCGGCACCGGCGTTTTGAAGACTTGATCCCAGGCGGCGCAGAGCGCCGCCCGGTTCATGGCTTCGATCTCGGCGACTGTCGGCAGGTTCATGTCGACTCCGCCGCCGCGGTCACACGATACGTGCCGCCGACGCCGCCGGCTTTGGACGGTGTCAGGTCGATGACATGGCCGGCCTTGCGCAGCCCGCAGATCGCAGCCCGCACCGAATGCGACTGCCAGCCGGTGGCATCCTGAAGGGCGGCGAGATCGGCGCCTGACTTGCGTGAAACCAGGCGCAGGACGATCGCGGACTTGGTCTCGCGCGGTGCAGTTCTGGTCTTCTTGGACATTGTGGTCTCCTCGGTTGAAATACGGCCGACTCCGTGCCGGTCCTACCGAGGCGCGCCCGGACTGCGAACCGGGCTTGGGGTCAGTGACGCTCTGTTCGGCGGCGAAGTCCAGTCCCAAAACCGAGACAAATGAGTCCTTGAAATGACTCACAAAATTGGCCCGCTACAGGGGGATTGAGCGATCCAGGCAAAGCCACTTCATTGCGCTTGTCAACCTAAGTATATGAAAAAAATATAAAAGTATTGCGCGCTCCATCTTTCCAGAGTACCAACAGGTACATACCCGCTGCCCAATAGAGTGCGGCGGTCGATCACACGTTCCGAAATGGGGCATGGCGATGATCGGCTGTCTGGCTCATTTGGTTGAGGAGCACCCGAACAGCTCAAGCCTGCCTTTCTCGGACCAACCCGAGGGAGGCTTAGCTTTGGACGACGACCCCAAGACCCCGACCGAAAATGACGAACTTGCAGGTGCCTCGGGGCAGGACAAAACCGTTCTGCCCGAGACACCACCTGCTGTTGCGACCGGAGACGGTCTACCGTCATTGTCATACGGAAAGAATGACCTCTTTCCAGAAATAGCAATCCTATGGCTCGCGCTGAACCTTATCCAGGCTTCGCCGCGCCGTGTGCGACGTGGTCTCGAAAAGCAGATCAAGGGCGTTGCTCGGTCAATCGAGGCCTATGGGTTCCGCGTGCCGATTCTCGTGCGCACCAGATCGGACGGCAAAGGATACGATGTGGTCGACGGGCACGCGCGCCTTGAAGCCGCGAAACGTCTGGGTGCCCAAGCGATCCCCTGTATCCTGGTCGACGACCTCTCCGACGTTCAGATCCGTCGGATGTCCCTGTCGCTCAACAAGCTTCAGGAGACCGGCGATTGGGACTTCGCGGCGCTGCAACTGGAAATCAACGAGATTATCGAGATCAGCGGAGACGTTGAAATCCCTGGCTTCGAGTTGCCCGAAATCGAAGCGATGCAGTTCGGCGGGAGCAATTCCGAAGACCCAGATCCTGCCGACGACGTCTCGGAGTTGATCGATCTCGACGCGCCCGTTGTGTCGCGGTTCGGATGTATCTGGCTTCTCGGAGACCATGTGCTTGTCTGCGGGTCGGCCAGGGACGGGGCATCGCTTGCCGAAATCCTGGGCGGAACTCTGGCGGATGTCGTGTTCATCGACCCGCCGTATAATGTTCGTATCAGCGGCAATGCACGGAGCTCAGCCGCCGGTTTCCAGGAGTTTGCCGAGGCGTCAGGCGAGATGTCGCGCGCCGAGTTCATCAGTTTCCTGGTCGAAGCGCTCAAAAACCTGGCAGCCTTGCTCAGGCCGGGTGCCGTCCTCTTTGTCTGCATGGACTGGCGCCATGTCGGCGAGATGACTGCAGCATTGGATGCCCTCAAGCTGGATCTCCTGAATATCTGTGTCTGGGTCAAGACGCGGCCCGGCATGGGCAGCCTATATCGCAGCCAGCACGAGCTGGTCTTCGTCGCCCGAAAAGGCGGCGCCGGGCACATCAATAACATCCAGCTCGGAAAGCATGGCCGGAACCGCACGAATGTCTGGCCATATGCCGGCGCCACAGGAGGGCGTGCCGATCCGGATGATGACTTTGGCGAGCATCCCACCGTCAAGCCGATCCGCATGGTCATGGAGGCACTGCTCGACGTGACAGAGCCGGGAGATCTGGTCGTCGACTCGTTCCTCGGCTCCGGCACCACGCTTCTGGCCGCCGAGCGCACACGACGGCGCTGCGTCGGGGTCGAGATCGAGCCGCGATACGTCGATCTCGCGATCCGCCGCTGGCAGCAGATAACCGGCGGGCAGGCTATCCATGCCGAGAGGGGCGAGACCTTCGACGCAATTGCTGCAACCAGCGGTCAGCGTGCCTCCGAAGACGGGGAGGATTTCTGATGGCCAAGAAAAAAGGTCGCGGCGACTACGATGTTGGCTTCGGCAAGGCGCCGATGCATTCCAGGTGGCCAAAAGGCCAATCCGGCAACCCCAGTGGCAAGCGGAAAGGTGCGCCGTCGCTCAAGATGGCCATACGCCGGGAACTCGAGGCGCAAATCGCGATATCGGACAACGGCACGCACCTTGAGGTGACCAAGATGGAGGCGCTTGCCAAACGGCTTGTAGCCGATGCGCTCTCCGGGAAACCCCGCATGCTCACGGAGCTTCTCCGCCAGATCAACATTCACCTCTCTGAACCAGGCGAGGGAGACGCGTCTTTGCCGGCAAGCGAGGAAGATGCGGCTCTGCTGCTGGACTACGTGCGCCGCGTAACCGGGCAGGACGAAACAGCCGAAAGGGAGGGTAAAAATGAACCACCGTCCGACGAATTCTGAGGTCTACGCCCTCATTCGCAAGGATTTCCAGTCGTTTGTCATGAAAGTCTTCGAGACCGTGAGTCTTGGTGAGGATTTCCTTCCGAACTGGCACATCGTCGCAATCGTCTGGCACATCGAAATGGTCTTGAGGGGCGATACCCGGAACCTGATGGTCAATGTTCCGCCGCGAACGCTGAAGTCCGTTATCGTTTCGGTTGCCTTGCCCGCGTTCCTCCTCGGTCACGATCCAACACTGAGAATCTTCGTAGTTTCTCACAGCCTGGATCTGGCAGCTGATCTCCATGCCGCGTTCCGCAAGGTGGTGGAGTCCGAATGGTACAAGGCGGCGTTTCCGACCATGGCACCGGCGGCCGACAAGGAGACGGAATTGGTCTACCGGACGAGTCAGGGTGGTCAGCGCAAGGCGTTCTCTGTCGAAAGCAAGATCACGGGGCAGGGGGCGCACTATATTATCCTCGACGACCCGCAGGACGCCTCGGACGCGCTCAACGAGCAGGCGCTCGATAAGATCAACCGCTGGATCGCGGAAGTTTTGATGGGTCGTTTCAACAAGGGCGCAGAGGCCATCATGATCTTGGTCATGCAGCGCCTGGCGATCAATGATGCGTCAGCGTTCTTGCGGGAGATCGCGAACTGGACCGAACTGAAGCTGCCGGCGGTGGCCGAAGAAGACATCCGTGTGCCGATCGGCCCGGGAAAACTGCACCTGTTCGCCAAGGGTGATCTGCTTCATCCCGACCTTCTCACGCTTGATTACCTTGAGAGCCGGAAACGGGCGATGGGAGCGGCTGCCTACAGCGCACAGTATCAACAGGCGCCTTTGCCTGCCGGGGGTGGGTGCATCGACGTGGGTCTATTCCGGCGTTACGCTGCGCCGCCCAGGACTTGGGACACCCGGTTTCTCAGTATTGATGCTGCCTCGGGATCTGACTCGCTTTCATACTCCGTCATCCAGCACTGGCAGATCAGTGATTGGCGTATCTACCTCCTGGGATCATGGCGGGGTCATTGGGCCTTCCCAGATTTGCGCAAGTACGCGATCGCGTTACGCGAGAAGTTGCGGGCGGACTTCTTCTTGATTGAATACGCATCGAATGGCCAGGCCTTGGCCCAAGAACTGCGGTCGTACTATCCGAGAGAAGTGGTTGGGCACCTTGTTCAAACTTTCATACCGAGGCAGTCAAAGGAGGTGCGTATGGACCAGGCGATGGTGCCAACCGAGGCCGGCAAGGTGTACCTTCCAAGAGATGCTGAATGGCTGCCGGCCCTAATCAACGAATTGCGCGCTTTCCCAAACGGCGCAAACGACGATCAGGTTGATGCGCTCTCGCAAGCGCTTTGGTTTTTCCACCGGAAGTTTCAGAACAATTATCACAATCCGGAGTTTCAAAAGCGGTCGCGGGTTATCGCGCCTCGGACGACCAGCCGCCGGCGATAGCCTCAATGCTACCCCAGAAAGCAGAAAATATATCATAAATACAAATATTTATATGAAATCGCTCCGAGAGTTCGAATCCCGTTTCCTCCGCCATTATCCCCATTGCGAACCAGTGACACCGCCCTCATGAGGACCGATTTTTCCGTGTTATCAAAAGGGTTTGCGGGAACCGACCAAACCTTATAGACGCGCTGCCAGGCTGAAGTTGGGCTCAGAATGGCCCTCAGTCTCAGTTTGGGCGAACCTCGACCGTTTCGGTTCGGTCCTTTTTTAACCTGACTTTTCAATGACCTGCCTCTAAACCCCGCCAAAACCCAAACGCGCGTTTCGAACGATATCGATGGCAACATTGACAGAACCCGCAGTAGGCGGGTTGCGCGGGATGCCAACGTAAACAGGCGGATTTCTTGGGTGAGTTCGCTGCCCCTCGCGCTAAGGAAAACATACGTGAATTGAAACTGAGCCAATGCTCAGGGCGGGCGGAAACGACTTTGAGGCGGTCGGCCTTGTCGCCATTCAACTCCACTGCAAAGGTTCAGCCGAATGGAGCTCAGCCGCTCATCAGCTTTTTGATACTCCCGATGAAACTCGCATCATCCTGATCCTTCCGTTCATCCAAGAGCTTCTCCGCGTCCGCTCCGGCACGGAAGCGCAAACGGTCTCCGGTGTCGTTGGCTGCGTCCCAGATGACCTCGGCCACCGTTTCAGGCGCGGAGGGATTTGACGCCAGCTTGCCGAACAGGCGACCCATGGCCTCGGCGGTCGGCGCATAGTCCGAAAGGCTTTCATCCATCGCGAAGTCGAAGGAGCTGCCACCGAAGTTCGTCTTGATCATACCGGGTTCAACGATCCGCACTCGAATGCCGAGGGGTTCAAGTTCGTAGTGCAGCGCCTCTGAAAGGCCTTCGACCGCAAACTTGGTGCCATGGTAGAGCGTGCCGAGCGGAAAAGTGATCTGCCCGCCGATGGATGAGATATTGATGATCGTGCCCGACCGGTTCTGGCGCATATGGGGCAGGACCGCCTTGGTCACCTCCAGCAGCCCGATCACGTTGGTGTCGAACTGGCGACGGATACGGTCCATCGTGAATGCCTCGAGCGCACCATAGGCGCCGTAGCCTGCGTTGTTCAGCAGCACGTCAATCTTGCCGAAGCGGTCGATGCCCGCCGACACAGCCGCCGGGATCGATGCTGCATCGGTCACGTCGAGCCGGACCACGGCCACGTTGTCCAAAACGGCGAGCGCGTCACCCTTGGATGGGTCTCGCATCGTGGCGATCACGTTCCAACCGTTTCTCTGAAAGTGTCGGGCCGTCGCTTCGCCGATGCCGGATGAGGCCCCTGTGATCAGAATGGTTTGCATGTCTGTCTCCTCATGCGTTCAGGTCGAGCATCTCAGCGATGCCAAAGTTGGTCAGGACGGTGCGGGTGACATCATGGAGCACATCGTTGTAGCGCTCGATCTCGGGGCCGACGCCGACATGGTCTACGACAGTGCGAAAGGGCTTTTGCCCAAACGGCATGTCCAGAAGGGCTGCGACCGTTTCTGCGATCCGCTCTGGTCGCTGCATTGGCGTCGCCTCGAGCATCTGGGCCAGCCCGGCATTGGACATCGCGGGCACGGCGGCAAAGTCGCCGTATTCAGCCTCGCGCGCTGCGTCGTTCGGCGCCACCAGGCCGTCGAAGAACGCTGTCGGCATGGCCCCAGGTTCGATGATGCAGGACTCGATTCCGAAACCGGAAAGCTCGGTCCGATAGCATTCGACGATGGCTTCCAGCGCCCATTTCGACGCAGAATAGGTGCCGTAAAACGGGGTCGCAATTCGCCCAATGAGGCTGGAGGTATAGAGCACGGTTCCCCGGCCTTGCGCCCGCATGTGCGGGAGGGCTGCCCGCATGACCCGCTGAACACCCATGACATTCACGTCGAATACGTGCGCCATGTCGTCCGGGGACATAAGCTCCTGAATGCCGTAAGAACCGATCCCGGCGTTGTTGAACAGGATGTCGAGCCCGCCCAGTTGCGAAATCGCATCGTCAACACCGCGTTCGGTGCTAGCCGCGTCGGTCACATCCATCTCGACGATTTTTGCGCCTGCGGCCTCAAGCTCGGCGACAGTCGTGGCGTTCTTTCCGCTGCGACTGCGCACACTTCCGGCAACGGCATAGCCCCTTGCCAGAAGAGCCAGCGCCGTGGGCTTGCCGAAACCGCCGGCGGTGCCGGTAATAAGAACTTTTTTCATCTTTGCGATCCTTCATATCGATACAGACACGATATTCAGGGAAGGCGTGGCAATCTTTCTGATTTGTCCGGGTTTCTTGCACGATACTCCAGAAGTCGCATATTTCGGTAAGTTATTGATCCTTTGCGTGCTATGGCTTCGGGGCAGAGAAACGGGGGCGGCCATGATACCTGAAACATTGCTGAATCGCGTGTCATCGATCCTCGATCACTCGGGGGTGCAGCAGGGCGCGCTGTTTCATGAGGACAGCGGGACACACCTGTTGCGCCATGAGGCTCCCACGGGCCAGAATGCGACCGTCTATCGCCCGTTGCTCTGCCTCATCCTGCAAGGCGCGAAGGACGTCGCAACCGGCGCGAAAATATTGACCGTCAGCGCCCGGCAATCCCTGATCGTCAGTCATGCCTTGCCGGTCCTGTCCCGGATCACCCAAGCGACGCCCGAGACCCCTTACATCGCGCTCGTCTTCCCCCTTGATCTGGATCTGCTCCGATCTCTGGCACCATCGGTGTTGCCGTCGTCTGACAGCAGGCCCTCGGATCCGTTTTCGATTCATCTGTGCAATACGGATGAAGAGATCGAAGACGCTTTGCGGCGCTATCTCGGTCAATGCGAAACCGACGCCGCGCGGCGCCTGTTGGCGCCGATCACCGCCCGCGAAATCCACGCTAGACTGTTGATGGGGCCGCATGGCGAGACACTGCACAAGCTGCTTTGGCACGAAAGCACGGCCAGCCGCATTTTCCAGGCTACGCGGGATATCCAGACCCATCTTGCCAAGGCGATTGTTGTCACGGACCTCGCTCGGGGCGTCGGCATGAGCAGTTCGGCCTTTTTCGAGCAATTCAAGGCCGTTACCGGCACCTCTCCGCTGCAATATCAAAAAGACCTGCGCCTGCTGCGTGCCCGAGATGAGCTTCAGACATCCAGCGCTAAAGTGTCAGAGATTGCATTCGGGGTCGGATACGAAAGCTCGGCGCAGTTTTCGAGGGAGTACTCCCGCAAATTTGGCCGGTCACCACGGCAAGACCGGACCCTCGAGCCAGTTGCGTGACGCCGTTTTGGTCCCGACCTGGCGTCAGATCTCGAAAGGCTGCAATCAAATTTTCGGCAAGCATGGTCTCGGAACTGACATCTGGCCACATTTATCGGCAGCCCGACTCTCCATGGATAACTGGCGTTTTCGCCCCCCTGCTTTTGTCCGGACCCTAAGTTGCTAAACCTCAATCGAAAACCCTTTCCGGCTGCTCTACCCACGGCAGCTCCGCCACACCGCAGAGGTCGAAGATCGACAGCACCGTGGGTTCGCGTCGCAGGACCAACCGTTCGAGCACCGATGGCGAGAGCCATGCCAGCCGGATCACACGGCTGACATAGCGGTCGGAGATGCCTTCCTCTCTGGCGAGATCGGCGATGGTGTTGACGTCGCCGCGCTCGAGCCTGTGCCGCCAAGCCCACGCGCGGCCGATCGCGCGCAGCAGGCGGGCATCCTGGCCGCGATCCATGGCAATCACGATCTCCTTGGGCGGCAGAATGCGTGGGCGGCCGCCGCGATTGCGCATGGTGAGGGGGATGTGGACGCGGAGGGTTTCGGGCTCTGCCATCACGCCACCTCCGACTTGGCTGGGGCCATAAGGGCGGCAATCGCGCCCAAGCCCTCATGTCGGAGATCGACCGCTAGCCCGGCGTCGCTGGCGGTGACTCGCGCCACCAGAAGCCTGACCACGCGCGCCTGCTCGGCCGGGATCAGCGCCTTCCACATGTCGTCGAACTGGGCGAGCGACGCGCTGATCGCTGCCTCGCCAAGGTCAGGCCGATCCTTTCGCAGGGTCCGCGATACCCGCGCGGCAACCTCCGGCGTGCGTAGCAGGCGGCGGATTTCACCAACCACGGCATCCTCGACCATGCCACCGGGCAGCCGCTGCGGGCCTCGGATCTCGGCCTTGGGCCGTTTCTTGATCGCGTCCATCGAGACGTAATAGCGATAGCGCCGCGTGCCTTTCTTGGTGTGGTGCGGGGTCATCGCGACGCCGGTTTCGGTGAAGATCAGCCCGCGCAGCAGCGCCGGTGAGGGTTCCTTGGCAACGGCAACCCGTTTGACGCGGTTGTTCGCTATTACATGATGGACGTCGTCCCACAGTGTCTCGTCGATGATCGCGTCGTGTTCGCCGGGATAGGCCGTGCCCTTGTGCACAGCGAGGCCGCGATAGACCTTGTTGTGCAGGGTCTTGAGCAGCGAGGTCTTGTCGTAAGGTCTACCGGTCTTGGTCAGGATCGCGCGTGCGTCCAATTCGCGGATCACCTCCGCCGTCGAACTGGACCGGGCGTAGAGCGTGAAGATCGTCCGCACCGTCTCGGCCTCGCCCGGGTCCACGATCAACTTGCGGTCCTTCACGTTATAACCCAGCGGCACCGGCCCGCCCATCCAGATGCCCTTCTTGCGCGACGCAGCGACCTTGTCGCGGATCCGCTCGCCGATCACCTCGCGCTCGAACTGAGCAAAGCTGAGCAGGATGTTCAGTGTCAGACGCCCCATGGACGTCGTGGTGTTGAAGGATTGTGTGACGGACACGAAGGTGACGCCGTGCTTGTCGAAAATCTCGACCAGCTTGGAGAAATCCATCAACGCGCGGCTGAGGCGATCGATCTTGTAGACGACGACGATGTCGATCAGCCCGTCCTCGATGTCGGCGATCAAGGGCCAGTTCCTGGATCCGATACCCCAGCCGCAGCTCGAGGTTCTGGCGGCTGGTGTTTGGCGCGGGCGCGTCAAAGATCGCCGCCCATTTCTCGCGCAGCTCCGGCACGGTCATCGCCTTCAGCGCGACCAGGTCCGCTAGGACAGCGTGGCCCTGCGCAGGGCCAAGGCCCGTTCTCTTTCCTACTGATTTCATTTTGATTTTCGTCATTCGTCCTCTCCAACTCGGGTTCGCAACTGGTGACGACGACGGCGAACAAGGGCGAGGATGTCCAGCGAACTGTCTCCGTCGTTCGCAGAATTCTCGGTTATTCTCGGAGGGTTGGCGCGATCCACGGCTGCAGCGAGGATCCGGGCGAGTTCTACCAAACGCTCATCGGTGGTGAGCTTGTCAGGCGAAGGGGCGAAATTGACGTCGGTATCGGTCATGGCGGGCGAACCTCAGGAGCTGTTTTGTCCTGTGGTGGCCGCGATGCGAAATGGATTTCAAGTTAAAACAATGGGTTGTCGTAATGTGTCGAAATTGAGCGCAATGGATCGGGTCCGCAAATTTGTCAGATCAAAGTGTTCTGGCGGCTGCCATTTATCGGATTGGATTCCGTCGATCAGTACTTATCAATCGGAGGAACCGCTTATCCACTCGAGGGGGATCAGGGCTTTTCCGCCTCGCCACTTCTCGACGATGGCATCTTGGTACCATTCCTGTTCGATGTCGGCGTGCTCGGTCACAATGATCTGCAGTTCTGGCGCAAGATCCGCAGCGACGTCCCGGAGCAGCTCGAACAATCGGATGACTGCGGAGCGATCAGAATCTTCAAGGTCCGCGATTGAGCGGTCGTTGGCATTATCCTCCGGGAAGTAGACTTGCGAAGGCTGGTCTAGAACTAGGATACCAGGAACAGGACGGTCATGGCGAACAAACCAGTTGTGCAAAGCAAGATGCGCAATAACGTGGCAGCCCAGATGGTTCTCACCACTTCCCATCCGGCTCATTGGGATTAGCCTACCGTCCACATCAGCAACGACTTGCAGTTTGCGAATGTCGAGTCGGTGCGGATGTCCACCCCACTCCAACCTCAATCTTTCTGCCCATTTGGTCAAACGGCCACCAATCACCGAAAGGATCGAGTCAATGCGCTCGGAGATGCTGTCCTCTGAGAGTTCTGCTTCGAGACCGTCGATCTCCCCGCGCAACCGTTCGATTTCCGTACGCAGGCCCGACGTATCTGAAGCGCGCGGCAAGGTCTCGAGGAACAGGCTAATGCGTCCGAGCACATGGGCCCGACGGGACGCTGTGTCACGAAGTTCTGCCAGTCGCTCATCAGAGCGGTTGAGCGCGTCAAGAGATTGTTTCGTTTCAATGAGGCCTCGCCGCGTGTCAGCGATCTTAGTCTCCTGCTCCAAGATGACCGCTTCTAGGCCAGGTGTTCGTCGTGAGACGCGCTGAAGCTGTTCAGCGGCCCGAGCCATCTCTGTTCGCAGACGGTCGACTGTTGGCACGGCGTCAGGGGTCGATTGTTCACAAAGTGGACAATGAGCTTGGTCGCCCGAATCGAAAAGCCCGAGGCTCGAGAGACGCGCCACTTGTTCTCCAGCTTCTCGAGAAAAGCTCGAACCGCCGGCGCGCAAGGCCCGCATTTGTTCTAGTTCATCCTCTTGGCGTTGTAGGAGCGTGCGCAGCTGCGTCCGCTGTCTGTTCAGGCGGTCCAATTCAGTCTGCTCGGGCTGCTGCTCGTAGGCTCGTGACTGTTCTTCAGGATCACCGAGGGCGGCACTCCTCAAGGCTTCTACCGCCTCATCGAATTTCTCTGAGGCGATTTCACCGTCCAAAAGGCCAATGTCACGGGCCTCTGTCAAAAGAGTCGATGCTGGGCCTCCGCCGATATCGGACATTGCCTCCGCCTGAGCGAGGCTGCGTTCTGCAGTTCGAAGGCTACGTCTCCGTTCTGTTAGTAACTTCTTCTTCGCAACGTCATCGTCAGCGACTGCACCAAGGAAGTAGGGCAACGTGTCTACTATGGCCTGTCGTATCCAGTTATCGGCCGCGCCGTCGAAGAGCACTTCCTTGCGGGCAATAACGTCTTGGGGCTGGAAAGCGAAAGACAGAGCATGGCTGAACTTCGCGACGAGTGGATCGCGGGTTTGACCCGGCAAGGGGTCGTGCCTGTTCGCTCCTATGCCCACAACCGATCCGAGGCGCGCCATAATCGTCTCGATGTTAGTAGTGGCTTCAAGGTCGCTCGCGTCCGGTAGCACAACTTCTTCGCCGACGGAGTAGAACGCGGCATTTGTGGTGGCTCTATTTGGCGCCGGTGCTTGTCGTGCCACGAAATGCTGCTCAGATCCGGCGATGAGGCGCAAACCGTACCACGATACGTTCCCCCTAATTACGCCCTCTGGTACATCGCACTCGCCGCTGCCAAGGCAATAATCGATAATTGGAATAAGGGCCGACTTGCCGGTGCGTGATGCACCAGTGACGATGTTCAGCGCCCCAGTCTCGAATGACACGACCCGACGCTGCCCTTTATGGGAATACAATACGATGTCGAGGATCTGCATTGTCATGGTGCCACTCCCCACAGCGCCATAATTGTTTCGCTCTGTCCGGCACCTGCGAACCAGCGCCCGACGAAACGTGCCCTCTTCAAACAATCCTTAACCTCGTCCGTCGTTTCTCGTTCGAAAGACGCCATTGGACGGGGCCGTTGTCTGGATTGGATACCTTCATGGTCCACGTTGAGGAGCCCCTCGCGACACCCGAAGAGCAGCCCGCTTTTCACCAGTGGCACGAGGGCTGTGGCTCGCTGCGCGAACCCTACGAGAGCGCGTGGATGCGCGCCGAGCCAAGCTGCAAGAGACGTACGCTTTGAACTCGGAAGGAGGGTTCTAGTTGGCCGGTGCAGAACAGTAGGCAATGCAATGAAGGATAGGGAATAAGGCAAATCCCTGCCACTCTCCGCCCTATGGCCGTCGGCGCAGGACCATAGCAGCGTAGCAAGAAAGGCGGGATTTAGCAGTCTCGCCTCCTCCATCGGTTGATCGCTCCAAGCCAGCAAACTCATGGGGCCGCCTCCGGTAAAAGGAGGTGCTTCAGTCGCTCCCGAAACTGAGGATGCCAACCGATTCTCATTTCATCCGCTAGCATGTGCAGCGATCCGCGCGTCAGGCTCCGCTCAGACACTCTGGACCGGATTGGAAGATCAGCATCCTCTGCCCATTTGCACAATCGCTGCGCTGCCTGCCGGGAGATGTTCTCTGCTGCATCGGTGCCTATTTCGTCAGCCATTTGATCAAATACGATTGACCATTCTTCCGTGAGGCGTCGTTCGTAACGTTTCAATTCTCCTAATTCGAGCAAGTCTTCGCGCACCCAGCGCGAACGTTGTGCGAAAGCTCGATAGAAATCCTGAACTGCTCTAAAGATGCGTCTATGATTGACGCCACTAAGTTCCAGCTGCTGTACAAACGGGCTGCTAGCATACTCACTCAGGCCCACCTCAACACCAAAGATTTCTTCGTCGACCGGTAATGCCTCCTGATGGAACTGATCGCGCAGATCATCTAGTTTGAGTTGCAACTCGCCGCTGGCGATTGGATCTGCCATCGGGCTCCGCAGCTGTCTGACGGCGCGATTATACCACCAACCTTCTAGCCTTGTCAGAAGCGCTTCTCGATGTTGCGGCCGTGCCGCCGACCATATTTCTCGGCGCAGTTCTTGATCCAAGTCGGTGATGTCCGCCATGCCCGGCAGTATCAGAATAGCCGAGGCCAAAGCGACTCTCTCCGCCTCATCTAGGCTTCGGAACAGCCCGTATCCGACGGAGTTTGTGGCGTTCCCGGAAGTTGTCGCCGTAGCGAGCAGTGATCTGACGGCGGCCACAACATCTCGGTCTTGATCCCGCGCTCTAAGGTACGACGCAGCAGATCCTTCACCTACTTGGGCCGTCGTAACGAGAAAGAGTTGTGAATCGTCAGGGATCGCGCCGCTAGCGCGGCCCTCGATCCAGACACGCAGCGTTTTCCAAAGATCGGTGCTGGCATCAGTCAGGTTGGCCGCGTTGGCCCGATGATGCTTCAGCTGCAGTAGCTCTAACGGGGATCCCTGTTGGTCAAAGACGACATCATCAAGCGTCTCGAGAAATACTGAGAAAGTCCGATCTTCGCTGAGCTTTTGGAGGGCCTGCAGCAGTGCAAACCGCGCCTGGTAAAGATAGCCCAAGGCGGGATCCGCAGCTGAAAACGCTGTCATGCTCGATGCAGGATCTGGTGCGTCACCCTCACTCATCGAGTTGTTTCAATATGGTACTTGAACGGTACAATAGGATATTCTCTTGGCGTTGGTTCAATTGATGTATGAAAACCATTTCTGATCGGAAAATCCAAGCTTTAGATGGCTGATCTATTGTCAAATCCGCCGGTGGCGGGCTTGCATCGTCGATCTGGCGAAACTTGATCATGTCAGATCTCCCTCGCAAACCAGCGAATGCGGCCGATGATGTGGATCTCTTCGGCACTGCGTTCATAGGGACTGTAGAAACCGTTGTCCGAGATCACCCGGACGGCGGGCGGCTCGCTGTTGGGGACATGCTCGAGCCGCTTGGCCACTAACCCCATGCCGTCATCCAAAACGAAGATCCCCGGCGGGTTCGGCGCGCGGCGGGTCATGTCCACAAGCACGGTGTCGCCGTCCAGCAGGGTCGGCGCCATGCTGTCGCCTTCTACATGCATGATGCGCAGTTGCGAGGGACTGGCCTTGAGGCTGCCCTTTATCCAGGAGCGGCGGAAATGATAGGCGCGGCCCGGCGTGTCGTGATCCTCTGTCACCACGGCGCCACCGCCCATAGAGGGGCGCGGACTGGCATGTGTGATCGCCACGAATGTCTCGTCGGGGTTTTCGATGAAAGGCGGCTCGCCCTCTACCTCGCCGATGCCGTGGATCAGCCATTCCCGCTCGACCTTCAGCACGCGGGCGACCCCTTCGAGCTTGTCAATGCCCGGGCGCGCAGAGCGGCCGCGCAGGATGTCATAGACGAAGGATCGATTGACCCCGGCCATCTCTGCGACATGGGCAGGACTGAGTCCGAGTTGCTGAGCGCGGGCACGGAGGCGGTCGGAGAGCGTGTGGTGCTCGGTCATGTTTTCCCCAAGGGGCTGTGGATTAAATAGGATAAAACAGGATTGATTGGAGCGCGTCAAGGATTTAGAACAAACCCTAAACACTCAATTGCAGGAATCGGGGGTCGAATGGAGATCGAGAAGGCGTATTTTACTCTGCCGGAGATCCTCGACCGCTGGGCGATCTCGCAGGCCGACCTGATCTATCTGGCGGAGAACGACAAGCTGCGGCTTTCGGTGCGTGTATTCGGCATCCCGCTGGAGCTGGGCGACTACGAGGAGACCGATGGGGGCGAACACTTCCGAATTCCGATCGAGCAACGCCATTATAGCGGTTTGCTTGAGCTCCATGCCCGGGATGTGTTCCAGCTATTCCGGGCCGCTGAGTTGACAGTGAGCGACTTCCGTACGCCCCGGTCGGACTATGCCTCGATCTGGGGAGATCGCGATGGCGTGCCTCTTACCACTGAGGATTTGCTGCTAAGGCGCGAGGAACGTGACCGTTTCGAAGCCGAGACAGAGTTCTCCGGCGCAGAGACCGGGCCGCAGCTTCCCGTCTTCAGCGCATCAGCTGACTACTACGAGGTGCGCTGCGGCGGGCACCAGTTCCGTCTGGGCCCGATCCAGGCGCTGGTTGTCCGCGCACTGCATGAGGCTGCGCGCCGTGGTGAGAACTGGCAGAGCGGCAAGGTCATCCTGTCAACGGCGGGATCAAAGAGCCTGAAGATGTCCGATGTGTTCAAATCGCAGAAGCAGTGGCGCTCGCTGATCGAATCGAACGGTCGCGGCAACTACCGTCTGAACTGCGGTTGATTCCGGTCCGTCCCGTTCGAGCGAGTGCGTCCCTCCGGCTCCACAGTGGGATGCGCAGGGGGATGAGAGTGGGATGACAATCCCCCGCCACGGCGTTCGCCGCTGAGTTGCAAGGCCCAATCTGATCCCCCTCCGCATCCCACTTCGATCCTGACGACATCCCACAGAAGGATTTTGCATCCTCCTCCCAACGCAGCGAGCGACAGGAGACGAAGATGCAACTCAAACACCTCAATCAGAAAGAATTGGCCCGGCGGTGGAACATCTCGCACCGCACATTGGAGCGGTGGCGGTGGGCCGGTGAAGGCCCGCAGTTCATGAAGCTGGGCGGCCGTGTGGTTTACCGCATGGAGGATATCATCGCCTTCGAGCAGGACCAGCTGCGCCACAGCACTGGCGCTGATGTGCATGCGGGTGCCGCATGATGGTCCGCCTTGATGATTTCGCAGCCGACCGGGTGGTGCCGTTCTGCGTCGCTGGCGGCCTGGACGAAGTCGGTCTCTGCGCATGGATCGCGCAGGCCGAACCCGGCGAGACGCTGATTTATCACCGCGGGTTTCTGGCAGTCGATGCCACGGCCGTTTTGTCGAAACTGCCTGCGGACCGTCAACGCGCATTGCGCCAGGTCGCGGCCGCCGCCCTTCGCGCCGCTGAGCAGAACCTTGTCCACCTCGTCCAGGCGCGGATTGGCCCCGACCAGTTCGCCTACATCGCCGTCGCCCGGCCCAAACCCCGATCCAGCGGTGCCGCCCTGTCGGTCCGCCTGCTCGAGGCTGCGTGATGCGCGCCTTCCAATCCTTTTTCACCGATCACGGAGACCAGTTCATGCCATTCCCCGAGAATACCCCAACGCCGGACGATCTGCCGTCCCTCAGCGCAGCCGAAATCGCGGCCCTGCCGGTCGAGTTGCTGGCAATCCTGCAGCGCGAGATCGACGAGCGCCTGACGCGTGACAAGGCGGCCAAGACCCGTTTTGATGCTGGACTGGCAGTCCGCTATGCCACCCGCGCCGCTGAGGAACGGCAGGTTTCGGGCAAAGACACCGGCACAGTCCGCTTTGATGATGGCGATTTCACCGTGGTCGTTGATCTGCCGAAGCGGGTGGATTGGGATCAGGACCGGCTGGCCGCCATGGTGGCGCGGATCGAGGATGCCGGGGATGATCCGGCCGAATATGTGGATCTCGCCTACAAGGTGCCAGAGCGCAAATACGCCGCCTGGCCCGAGGCCATCCGGCAGGGTTTCGAGCCCGCACGCACCGTCCGGCCCGGCACGCTGAAGGTCGAGATCGTCCCGCAGGGGGGCGATCAATGAGCCTCCCCATCATCAGCGCCGACCAGCGGCTGGCCGAGCCGCGCGGCATCAAGGGCTGCATCTTCGGGAAAAGTGGAATTGGGAAAACCTCCCTTCTGTGGACCCTCGATCCCGAGCGCACGCTATTCATGGATCTCGAAGCGGGTGATCTCGCCATCGAGGGCTGGGCGGGCGACAGCATCCGGCCACGCACATGGACGGAATGCCGGGATTTCGCGGTGTTCATCGGTGGGCCCAACCCGGCGCTACGCGATGAGCAGCCTTACAGCCCGGCGCATTATACCGCCGTCTGCGACCGCTTTGGGGATCCGGCAGCACTCGATCGCTACGACACCATCTTCGTGGACTCGATCACTGTGGCGGGTCGGCTGTGCTTCGGGTGGTGCAAGGGCCAGCCCGAAGCGCTGTCGGAGAAGACCGGCAAGCCGGATGTGCGTGGCGCTTACGGCCTGCATGGCCGTGAGATGATCGGCTGGCTCACGCATCTGCAGCACACGCGGGCCAAGAATGTCTGGTTCGTTGGGATTCTCGACGAGAAGCTTGACGACTTCAATCGCAAGATATTCCAGCCGCAGATCGACGGCTCCAAGACCGGGCTCGAGCTGCCGGGGATCGTCGATGAGGTGATCACCATGGCGGAGTTGAAGGCCGATGGCGGCGATCCGTATCGCGCCTTCGTCTGCCAGACGATCAATTCATGGGGCTTCCCGGCCAAGGACCGCTCTGGCCGCCTCGAAAAGGTAGAAGAACCTCATCTCGGCCGACTGATGGCGAAGATCCGGACGCTTGCGTCCCAAGCGACCGACCGGCTGACCTACGCCCCGCCGCCCACCGAACCGGCTGCCACCGACCAATCCCAACCACAATCCTGATCAGAAAAAGGAGGTTCCCCATGGGTTCCTGGAACGACTTCAACGACGCGCAGAGCAACACCAACCTCATCCCAAAGGGCACGCTGGCCAAGGTGCGCCTGACCATCCGTCCCGGCGGTTTCGATGATGCCTCGCAAGGCTGGACCGGCGGTTATGCCACGCGCGGCTCGACCGGTGCCGTCTATCTCAACAGTGAGTTCACCGTGACCGAGGGTCCGTATGCCCGGCGCAAGATCTTCACGCTGATTGGCCTCTACAGCCCCAAGGGGCCGGACTGGACCAACATGGGCCGCAGCCTGGTGCGCGGCATGCTGAACTCGGCCCGCGGGATTTCCGACAAGGACATGTCGGCGGAAGCTCAGGCTGCGCGGCGCATCAGCGGCTTTGCCGATCTGGACGGGATCGAGTTCATCGCCCGTATCGATATCGGCACTGATGCCAGCGGTGACGACAAGAACGAGATCCGCAGTGCGGTCACGCCTGACCATCGCGATTATGCGCAGGTCATGGGCGCAGCACCGTCGACGGGTCTTCAACAACCCGCCGCCACTTCCGCACCCACGCCGCAACCTGCCGCCGCACCTGTGCCGGGTCGCCCGGCATGGGCGCAGTAAGGGGCCGCGCCATGCGCCTTCGTCCGCGCCAGAGCCTCTTCGTGGAGCGCAGCCTCGCTGCGCTCTGCGATCACGGCAACACGCTCAGCATCGCCTCGACCGGCTTCGGCAAGACGATCGCGCTGTCCGCAGTGGTCGCGCGCTCCATTGAGGGCAGCGAGGCCAAGGCCTGCATTCTCGCCCATCGCGACGAGCTGACGTCGCAGAACCGCACCAAGTTTGGCCGGGTCGCGCCCGAGATCACGACCTCGGTCGTCGATGCCGGGAGCAAGGACTGGGCCGGTCAGGCGACCTTCGCCATGGTGCCAACGCTGACCCGTCCCGGCAATCTCAAGGAGATGCCCGCACTCGATTTGCTGGTGATCGACGAGGCGCACCACGCGGTCGCCGACAGCTATAGGCGGATCATCGACCACGCGCGCAGCGCCAATCCCGACTGCCGGATCTTCGGCGTCACCGCCACGCCGAATCGGGGCGATCGCAAAGGTCTGCGCGAGATTTTCGACAATGTGGGCGACCAGGTCCGGCTGGGCGAGTTGATCGCATCAGGCCATCTCGTCCCGCCGCGCACCTTCATCATCGACGTCGGGGTGCAGGACGAACTGCGGTCTGTCCGTAAGACGATGTCGGATTTCGACATGAACGAAGTGGCGGGCATCATGAACCGCGCGCCGGTCACCGATGAGGTGATCCGGCACTGGCGCGAGAAAGCCAGCGATCGGCCCACGGTCGTCTTCTGCTCCACCGTCGCCCATGCTGAGAATGTCGCCGCGGCTTTCAATGAAGCGGACATTTCGGCGGCCGTCATCCATGGCGATCTGGACAGGGCAACCCGGCGCAGGGTCCTCTCTGCTTATGCCTCGGGCGAGATCCGCGTCATCGTCAACGTCGCCGTGCTCATTGAAGGCTGGGACCACCCGCCCACCTCTTGTGTCGTCCTGCTGAGGCCAAGCTCCTACAAATCCACCATGATCCAGATGATCGGCCGTGGTCTGCGCACGGTCGATCCGGAGGAATACCCGGGGCTAGTAAAGACTGACTGCATGGTACTGGATTTCGGGACGTCGAGCCTGTCGCATGGCACGCTGGAACAGGATGTCGACCTGGACGGCCGCGATCCGGTGCCCGGGCCAGCCCCAAGCAAGATTTGCCCTGAATGCGAGGCGCAGATCCCGATCGCTGTCACCGAATGCCCGTTCTGCGGCGCCGACCTGTCGCGGGAGGGTTCCGCACCGATCGACAGTTTCATCATGTCCGAGATCGACCTGCTGAAACGCTCCAGTTTCGCATGGGTTGACCTCTTCGGCGACGATGCGGCCCTGATGGCCAACGGGTTCAACGCATGGGGCGGGATATTCTTCCTCGCGGGCCGTTGGCACGCCGTCGGCGGCGGCAAAGGTCAGGCGTCCCGACTGCTGGGCGTAGGCGAACGGCCAGTCTGTCTCGCACAAGCGGACGACTGGCTGAACACCCATGAGACCGACGAGAGCGCCTTCAAATCGAAGAGCTGGTTGAAACAGGCCGCGACCGAAAAGCAGCTGCAATATCTGCCGCCCGAGTGGCGCCATGACTTCGGTCTGACCCGCTACCGTGCCTCTGCGCTGATGACCTTCAAATTCAACAAGCGCGATATCCGACAGTTGGTCGGCCGGGCTGCTCCGTCCCTCCGTAGGGCCGCGTGAGCCATGTCGCGCAAATCCCATCCCCGGCCGAACCGGCTTCGGATTGCCCGGGCTTTGACCGCCTCTGGCATCCGCGCGGCACGCTCTGCGCAGTCTGCATGTCCCGCACCCGTGGCTTCGGCTGGTTCGATCCGCACCGGCCACGCGGCAAACGCACATATCGCTGGTTCTGCTCAATGGGCTGCCAGGCGGATTTCACACTGAAAGCTCGGAAAGGATTGAGCATGGCCGATTTTACTAAAGAGGAAACGCAGGCGCTGCCCGCCGTGATGCGCGCACTCGCCCCCGAGATGGAGCGCATCGGCTGGGACCGGCCGCTGGCCCAACTGACGCAGAACGACATGCACAGATTGATTGCCGTCACCATCGAGGCGTTCCGCGTCAAGATGGCGGAGATTGCGCTCGAAGATGAGATTCCTTTCTGATGCTGGATTTCAATCACCGCGCATCTACGGCCGAGCGGATCAACGCGCTGGTCGACGCAGCTCTCATCGCCGAACGTGAGGCCACGCCGCCCCGGACCTATCTTGGTGCGTCCCGCCTGGGACATGCCTGCGAACGCGCACTGCAATTCGAGTTTGCCTGTGCGCCAAAGGATGAAGGCGCAGATTTCAGCGGGCAGACGTTGCGGATCTTCGCGATTGGTCATCAGCTCGAGGATCTGGCGATCCGCTGGCTGCGCGCGGCCGGGATCGATCTGGTCACCCAAAAATGCGATGGGGGTCAGTTCGGCTTCTCCATCGCGGGCGGTCGCATCCGCGGCCATGTCGACGGGATCATCGCTGATGCCCCGGCAGCGCTTGGCATGCGCGTGCCCGCGCTCTGGGAGTGCAAGACCATGAACGCGAAGAATTGGCGGGCCTGCGTCAAGGACGGGGTCACTGTCTCCAAGCCCGTCTATGCCGCCCAGATCGCGATCTACCAGGCCTACATGGAGCCCTCAGTGCCGGGGATTTCGGCCGCACCTGCGCTGTTCACCGCGATCAACAAGGACACCGCCGAGCTGCACCATGAATTGGTGCCCTTCGATGCCGATCTCGCGCAGCGCATGTCCGACCGCGCCGTGAGGATCCTGCAGGCCACAGACGCAGGTGATCTGCTGCCCCGCATCGCCGCCAACCGCGATTTCTTCGAATGCCGGTTCTGCGCTCATGCCGAGCGGTGTTGGGGGCTGGCTGCGTGACCGATGAGCCCACCGAACCATCCGACAGCGAGCAGGACACACCGATGCGCGACGACATGACGCCAGATACGCCCAAAGAAAACATCGTCCATTTCAATCCGTGGCGCGACTTCAACGACGCGGCCCCGCAAATCGACGTATTCGGCGACGAGCCCGATCCCGAGCAGATCGCCCAGTTCATGCAAGTCGTCTTCGGCTATTGCGATGGTCTAATCCCGGTCCGCAGTTTCATCGACAAGGGTCAGGGCATCGATGGCCGCCCGCATAACATCTGGTTGGAAGCGGATCAGGCCGCCCAAGAGAAGATGGCGACCTTCGCCACATGGGCCTCACGCGAGGGGGCGGCAGTCTACGTGATCCCTGGCACCGTGGCCGCGCCCGGTCAGGCCAAGGCCGCGGAAATCCTGCAGATGCAGACCATAGTGGTCGATCTCGACACCGGCGACATTGCCGCCAAGCGCGCCCATCTGGAGCGCCATCTCGGCGCACCGACCATGGTGGTTGAGAGCGGTGGTGTGACACCCGAAGGGCAGCGGAAAGCGCACGTCTGGTGGGCGCTGACCGAGCCTGCCGAGGGCGATGACATTCGATGTGTCTGCCGTCTGCGCGGTGACATTGCGGCCAAGGTGGGCGGCGACATGCATTTTCGCTCGGCCCACCAGCCGATCCGGGTGGCAGGCAGCGTGTATTACAAGAACAGCCTCAAGACGCAGGTACGCATCGTCGAACTGAATGCAGAACGCGAACGCGATCTGGCGGAGTTCATCGAGGCCGTGACCGACATGCCGCCCGCGCCGGGGGTGTCTCTGCAGCCCGAGTTCACGCATCCCGACAAACCGGCGATGGACGATGTGCTGGTGACCCCTGTGCGCGAGGGGGCGCAGGACGATTGGTCCCGCTTCGAGGGGGCATCAGCCGCGATCGGCCATTTCATCCGCATGGTCCACGAAGGCCGGATGACAAAGGACGAGGGCTGGGAAGGCATCTGCGGCTACAACGCCGCGATGCTGCGGCCCCAGTGGCCGGTCGAACGGTTGAAGCGCGAGTCCGAGCGGCTCTGGAACCGGCATGTCGAGAAATACGGCTCGCCGCTGATCCGGCTGGAGTCCGGCCCACCGGGGCCAGTGGAGATGCCCGCCTTCACGCTCGGCGCGCTGCTGGACGACCAGAGCCCAATGCCGCAGGACATCATTGCGCCACGTGTGCTGACGCCAGGCGGACTGCTGGTGCTGGGTGGCGCGCCCAAGGTCGGCAAGAGCGATCTGCTGATCTCATGGCTCGTCCACATGGCTGCAGGCGTGCCATTCCTCGGCTTCACGCCGCCACGGCCGCTGCGGGTCTTCTATCTGCAGGCGGAGATCCAGTATCATTATTTGCGGGAACGGCTGAAGCAGATTGCCCTGCCGCCAGAGGTGTTGGCCGCCGCGCGCGATACCTTCGTCGCCACACCCAAGCTGAAGATGCTGCTCGACAATGAGGGCAGCGTGCGGGTTGCCCGCGCAGTCCAGACGGCTTTCCCCGATGCGCCGCCCGACATCCTCTGCGTCGACCCGATCCGTAACCTTTTTGACGGCGGTCCCGATGGGGGTGGCGAAAACGACAACACCGCCATGATGTTCTTCCTGAAGGAACGGGTTGAGGTGCTGCGCGACCATATCGACCCCGACTGCGGAGTCATTCTGATTCATCACACCAAGAAGCTCAGCAAGCAGCAGGTGAAGGACGATCCCTTCCTCGCGCTCTCCGGCGCCAGCGCGCTGCGCGGGTTCTACACCTCCGGCCTGATCCTGCACCGGCCCGACGAGGAATGCTCGCAACGAAAGCTGGAGATCGAACTCCGGAACGGTCCTGCTTTGCCGCCAAAAATGATCGACAAGGTCGGGGGCCAATGGGTCGAGATCAACCCGATAAACGAACGGCTGGTGCGCCAGGAAGTTGGCGCGAAGCATGATGCCGAGCGGGATCGCAAGCGCGATGTCATTGTCGGCATTTTGTTCGAAGAAGCAGCTGAGGGCCGTCTGTATACGACAATGCAGTTCGCCGAAAAGTTCGAAAACAAGGGCGGTCTGGGCAGTAAATACACGATCAGGGAACGCCTCAGTGTTCTCGCCACGAAGGGTTTCGTGAAATTCCTGCGGAACGGAATCGCGTTCGGCTACCCGGTGGTGCGGTCACGGTTTGGCTATCTGGCTGTCGAAGGCATGCAATTCGGTGCCGAGCAGTCCGTCGATCCTGAGACCGGAGAAGTGCTGGAAATCGCCCGTCCTGTGCTCCCGAGCCACTATAAATGCCCGCAATCCGGGGTCTGCCTGCAAGTCGAAAACCCCTCGGTTTGGGTCTACCCGATGGCAGGCAAAGACGACGGTAAAACAGGCCCAACTCCTAAGAGTGAGGCCTAACTCCTATGTCCTCACCAACTCCTCAATCAATGAAAACAATGACTTGCGCGCCGCGAGGAGTTTGGGGGCTAACTCCTCCCTCGCTCGTCGCGGATCCTGATTTTCAATTTGAGATCAGCCTCTTACCCGTATCAGAGGAGTTAGGTGTGAAACCCCCATACTACGTATGGGGAGGCCAACCGGCAGGTTTGGCCTCTCCTCCCATACGTCGAGGGGTATCCGCGCGCGCGGGTTTTGACGCTCCCTGCACATCCCGATCCGACGACGGCGGCCCGTACCGCCAAGCACATGACCACCGTCGTCTTCCACCCCCGCAGCCAACCCGAAAAGGAGACCACGATGGCTGAAGCGACTCTGACCACCAGGATGCAGGAGGCAATCCCCGATCTGCCGCCTGCCTTCCGCGCCGACCGCACATTGCTCGCGCTCGATCTCGGCACGACCACAGGCTGGGCCCTGCATGGCACCGATGGGCTGATCACCAGCGGCACCGTGTCCTTCCGCCCCGGCCGGTTTGACGGCGGCGGCATGCGCTACCTGCGCTTCAGCAACTGGCTGGGCGAGTTGGATCGGCTGTCCGGGCCGATCGCTGCCATCTGGTTCGAGGAAGTCCGCCGCCACGCGGGCACCGACGCGGCCCACGTCTATGGAGGTCTGATGGCCACCCTGACCGTATGGGCCGAGATGCGCGGTGTGCCCTACGAGGGCGTGCCCGTCGGCACCATCAAGCGGTTCGCCACTGGCAAGGGCAACTCCAACAAGGACGCCATGATTGCCGCTGCCCGGGCGCGCGGTTTCAGCCCGGCTGATGACAACGAGGCGGACGCCATCGCGATCCTGTTCTGGGCGCTGGAGACCAAGGGGGGCATGCAATGAGCGGTATGCGGTTCGTACCCAAAGGCTATGGCGGGCATCGCCGCAGCCCCGACGAGGTGAAACGGGATGGCTGGCAGGAGCAAGGCCTGCTGGCCGTTGCCATCGACGATCACCGCCTGACCTGGCCGGAACGGGAGTTGGTCCGGCAACTCGGCGAGAAATTGTACGGGCAGTGCCCGCGAGATCGAGAGGTGTCGCAATGACGGACTGGACACCCAAGTTGGTCGAAGAGCGGCTCACTGAGGCCGCCTTCGTTCTGAAGCGCCTGCCTGAACCGCGCAGGCAAGGCTACTTCAGCACTTGGCCCGAGATGGTCTACAGCTTCGCCGACAAGGTGGGCCAGGAGCCGAAGCCCATGCGCGTGCTGCCCTCACCGCAGGCGATCAGCCGGATGGAGGAGACGCTGACCTGGACCGCCTGCCTCGAGCCCATCGATGGCAAGATCGTCTGGATGAAGGCGCATGGTGAACGCTGGAAGGAGATCTGCTGGGCGGTCGGTTTGCAGCGTTCAGCAGCCCACCAGCACTGGCAATTCGGGATTTCTGTCATCGCACTGACCCTCAACAGACGACGGTTCAACCGCAACTTGTCGAAGCGCCGCGTGATCGAACTGGCCGCTGGCGCGTAAGCGCCCGCAGCCACTAGGAAAGTGTCCGGCGGACAGTTTTCGATGAGACAGAAAGCCCGGCTGGGGGTTAGAAGAGGGATATACTCGGGAGAGGCGCGCGCGGGACGGCCTGCGCCGCTGGACCCCGGGGTCCACCGAGGGGTCCAGCCGGGGTCCAAGAGGCTAACCCACAGACTTTACGGGTCCTTCCTGGTCACAAACGTATACGGGCGGGCGAAGCGCGCAATATCGCCAGCGACAGGGCTGGTTTTTTGGGAAGCCACCCCGGCGGGCATCCACCCGCGACCTGCTGAAAACCATAATAAAACAAACTCTTGGACCCGGACACGTCAGGTGGCCGCTGGACCCTTTGCAGAGTCCAGGCTGGCTGCCGGTGTCCTGAGTCCAGGGGTCCACCCCATTGAGGCGAACCGACATCATGACGCTGAGCTTTGCCCCGGACGCGATTGAGACCTGGCCGCTGGCCAAGCTCCAGCCTTATGCGAAAAACGCTAAGGCGCATGGCGCAGACCAGGTTGCGAAGATCGCCGCCAGCATGGCGGAGTTCGGCTGGACTGTGCCGTGCCTCGTCGCCGATGACGGAGAACTGATCGCGGGCCATGGTCGGGTCCTGGCGGCGACGCAGCTCGGGCTGACCGAGGCCCCAGTGATCGTGCTGGGCCATCTGACCGACGCGCAACGCCGGGCCTATCGCATCGCTGACAACAAGCTGACGGAACTCGGGACCTGGGATGAGGCGCTTCTTTCGGCCGAACTGAACGACCTGCTGGCCGAGGACTACGATCTGTCCCTTATCGGTTTCGATGACGCTGAACTCGAGGCCCTGCTGACCGGAGAGGTCGCCCCTGAAATCACCTCCCGCGAGGGCGAGGACGATGTTCCGGAGGCACCTGAAGTTCCGATCAGTCGGCCAGGGGATCTCTGGGTGCTGGGCAAGCATCGGCTGCTCTGCGGTGACGCCACCGTGGCCACCGACGTCGAGCGTCTGCTGGGTGATGTGAAGCCGCTCCTGATGGTGACCGATCCGCCCTATGGCGTCGAATACGATCCCGGCTGGCGGAACAAGGCCGGTGCCGCCACGACCATGCGCACTGGCAAGGTGCTGAACGACGACCGCGCTGACTGGCGCGAGGCCTGGGCGTTGTTCCCCGGCGACGTCGCTTATGTCTGGCACGGCGCGCTGCATGCGACGACGGTTGCCGACAGCCTGATTGCCTCAGGCTTCAACATCCGATCGCAGATCATCTGGGCCAAGGATCGCTTGGTGCTGAGCCGCGGTGATTATCACTGGCAGCACGAGCCGTGCCTCTATGCCGTGAAGAAAACTGGCAAGGGCCATTGGGCGGGTGATCGCAAGCAGACCACGCTCTGGCAGATCGCCAACAAGGATCAGGACGCCGAAACCGTGCACGGTACCCAGAAGCCCGTCGAATGCATGCGTCGACCCATCCTGAACAACTCAAGCCCGGGTCAAGCGGTCTACGAGCCCTTCATGGGGTCTGGCACCACGCTGATCGCGGCTGAGACAACGGGCCGGGTCGCCATCGTCCTGTTCCTGCTGTCGATCCGTCGCTCAGGCGAAAGCGTCGGTCGCATCGCTGAACGCCTAGATATCACGGAGAAGGCCAATGAAATCCAACGCCGGATGCTGGACGCGGCGGCTCGCCGTCCTCGTAATCGCGATGAGCTGGTTGACCGGATGCGCGACGGTGGGTTTTGAGGCAGTCGGCGTGGCGGCATGCCCGCCGGTCGTGGAATATAGTCGGGAGTTTCAGGCGCAGGCGGCTGAGGAATTGTCGATGCTGCCGGAAGGATCGACCGTCGTCGAGATGATGGGCGATTATGCTGTCTTGCGGCAGCAAGTGCGGACCTGCAATGTCGAATCGGGATAA